TGCTGCCATAAAATCGTCATTAGGTGATAAATTATATATTCCACCTTCTCTTGGTGAGATTTGAGTTTTTCCTTTTGATGGACTCATAACATCACCTGCTGCAGTTGCTATACCACCACCGATTCCACCTAATAATGCACCTAATGCTGCACCTTTTAGTGCTCCCAGTGCCATTGCACCTAAACCTGCAAATCCAACACCAACTATGGTAAGTGATCCCATAATACCACCAATTATACCCAATACTATAGCTGCTATTCCAGCAAATTTACCCATATTAGATAATAAATTACTATTTGACTTTTGGGTAACAGAATCACTTTCTTTCATAAATTCTGCTAACTTTGCACCACTCAACCCAATGGCATCTCCTAATGCTTGTCGTTGAACCACACTCATTTTTGCAAACTCTGCTTCACCACCAGCTTGATTCTTAACTTCTGTCATCATTTGTGCTAAATCACCACTAAATGCAAGACTTCTTGCCTTATCAAGATTAATTGACTTACCAAGTAACATACTGGCCTCTTGTTCTGCTGCTATTGAGGATTCATAATCTAATAATTTCTCTGCTACTGAATTAGTAGCATCTAAACTTAATCCCATTTGAGCTGCCTGTTTGGCGGCCTCTTCCATGTTTTTACCACCATCTTTTGCAAAGTTTGCAAACATATCGGCATTAGAGGCTAAATCACCCATTACTTTGGAGGCTGATAAACCTTCACTCTTAATATCTTTCATAAACTTGGCTTGTTTATCTAAAGCCATTTCTTTTGTATCACCAGTAATTGATGTTTGTAACATAGCTATCTTTGCCATATCACTAGCCTGAACTCCACTAAAGAAAGAGGCCTTCTTCATTGTCCATAGTGATTCAGTACTTATATCATTAACACTTCCAAATTCATCTAATAATGCTTTAGTTTCACTTCTGAATAACATCATTCCTGGAGATATTTGTGTAAACCCAACTCCTAAATCTTTTGCAAAATTAAATGCCGATACTGCCATTGCTCCCATAGCTGCTGCACCTGCTAATGCATATGGTCCTACTTTTTTCAACATAGGATTTAGTTTACCTTGGGATTTTAATTGTTTCTTGGCATGTGCTTGAGCTTCTGTTGAAATATTGTATTTACCCTTTTTTCCTGTTGCTTGTCCACCTGCTTGAAGTTCAAGTTCGTTTTGTGCCGCGGCTGCTTCTTTTGCACTTTCAACAAATCCTTGAGCAAAATCTTCACCTTTACCTGTTATATTCATTCTTTTAGATAGTAAATCACCAAAGATTGGAATTTGTTTAATCATACCATCTACGGCCTCAAACGGCTTTTTAATTAAGTCTGTTTGAGTGTTAACTTCATCGTTTACTTTTTTCTGTATATCATATTCGGCCTTTAATTTTCTTAAATATAATTCTTCATCAACATTTTTTGCCCTAATGGCTTCTCGTATCTGTTTGTTAAAATCAAGACTTCTAAATTCTTCTGTTCCGATGGCCTGTTGATTGGAAAGATAATCTCCTGTAATATCAACTATTCCTGTTATGGATTTTAGTTTTTTCTTACTTAATGCATCACCCTTGAGGTCTAACTTGAGTGCCTTTGCACCCATGCTGAGTAATGTTGCCCGTCCTGATAAACTTGCCTTGGTATCACCTTGTGTATTTTTTATTATTTTGGCCTGCTCGGCAGCAAGATTACGAACTTCCTTTGCGGATTCTGATGCCTCTTTGGCATTTTTTGCCATCTTTTCACCAGTTTTTAAAGCTTGCTTTTCGTATGAAGTAAGATTGCTCCAAAGTTCTTTATTGAGTTGAATCCAATCTCGAACTTGTTTATTAGTTTTTGCCCAATCTTTTTCACTAAAGCCATATTCGTTTAATTTGGCCATTTAGTTTTCCTGTTTTGATTTATAAATCTTCAAGGTCTTTTGCCAATTTTTCATAATCTGGTTCGTCTTGACCTTGTAATCTTGCAACTAATTTATCTTGAAGTTTTTCTGCCTCACGGGATAGTTTTTGAAGTTCTTTATCTTTTGCAAATAAATTGGTTATGAATTTATTTCCTTTTCTCTTACCTGTATTTTTCCAAAAGGAATCCATAAATTCATATAGAACATTCTCGTTCTTTATTTTATACTTGGGCATGTTGTTTTTCTCCGAATGATTAAAACTGAATAATTCTTATCAGTTATAAATATCAAATTAAGTAAAAATTACTTTCTTCTTGGAGTGTTTGATTGAGATTTTTTCTGTGCCTTCTCTATGGCATCATTTTCGTCATTATATTGTTTTTGTAAACGTTTAAGGTAGTAAGTTCTTAAATATATTGGCATATTATAAACCTCAGTAAAGTTGAATCCACCTTTTGCATGATATACTAAGGTGAATATGGCGTCATGAATATGTGGTTTATCAGCTGGCTGAAGGCCAAAAAAATCGAGCGGTTACTGGAACCGATACCTCCTCGAAATCTCCGTTGTCGAATTCAACCGTAGTTGATAAATCAACATCGGGTGTTACAGATGTTAGAAATGTTCTGTAGGCAAATGAATCTAATGAAAGAAATTCATTATCTACAAAATTATTTACAATTTCTCTTTCATCACTACCATCTACTGATATTATAGAAGCCTTTAAACGGGTGGTTATTTCAGGATCGACTCCCGAATCCTTTGTAAATTTTCTCATTGCCTTTAATTCGGCATCTATATTCTTTTCTTCTCGTTGTGTTAAAATTTTAAACGTAATCTTTCGTTTAGAAGTAGGTAATTCAAATAGAAATTCATTTTTACCCTTAGTGTGTTTTTTAAAATCTATTTTTTTATGGTCTAATGTACTTAAATCTACGGTGTGAGTTCTCTTTTCATTATTACTTGGATCAGTATATTCAAATTCATAATCTTTACCATATCCTAACACTCTTGATGCTACCATTATTGCATTTTTATCACCAATGAGTACATCATCAAGATTTACTCCTTCTGAAACTACTAATGCTTCTAATAGTTTATCCAACACTATACCTTTTTGTATTAGATTGGCTGATGTTAGTATATCCTCTTCTTTAGCCGTCATATACTTGATTTCCACTTGACCACTCGATAACGGACTACCTTCTGGATAAAAATATCCTTTCGAGGGCAAATCTATTACTTCGGTGGGAAATTGGCGTTTTTCTTCTGCCATGTTATTCTCCTTTGTATTATTTTTCTATTGTATTGTATACAATATAACCGTTTTTATAAAACTATAGTGCTGGGTATCGTTTAAAATACCCAGCTTTTAAATTACTTACTTTACTTCGGGATTTGATTTCCCAACCGCGTCTCTGACGGAATATAAACCGAAAGATGCTAATACTGTCCAAACAACTTCAGGTACTGCTTCTACAACACCCGCTGCTTGTAAAATACCAACTGCAGTTGCTATCACCGATGTCCATACTGTCTTTGACTTCCACCAATCTTTATCTGCTATGACTGACATAATTGACTCCTTTTTTTATTAAAATTTTATTAGAATTGTAGTATTGCGTAATCGTATCTTAATGTAAGGGTAATGTCTGCAGGATCAGTAGTGTTTGACCAATCCAAATCATTAAAATTTGCGTTTACAATCCAAGTTCCCTTTAATGTCCATTCCTCTACCTTATCACCAACTGGTCCTAAAACATTGATAGTTACATCTTTCTTGTAAAAGTCTGTATAACCATCTCTACCTGTTACTGATTCATGTCCTAATCTAACCCATTCCATAACGGCTTGTGCCCCACTTGGAACAATCGGGTCATATAAAGTGATTTCTAATTCTTCCCATGCTCCCTTACCTTTAACATATCGTTTCACATTGATGTGATCAAGTTCGATAGTTTCAAAGGCAATTGAAGGTCGGTTAGCTGTTTTAATAAGATAAGCGGGTATTCCCTCAATATACATGATGTACCGATTTTTCGTTTTCGGTTCAAACGGTGTGAACATGATTTCCGAAGGATCTAATAGTTCTGGCATCTTTAATCTCCAATAATTTTTTTCTCAACTATAAATATCAAAATTATGAAAAATCATCACAATAGTTTTTCATAGTTTTATAGAAGTTTTACATCTCTGTCATATATAAATATACAAGGCAACAAAAAACCCCTCAAAAAAGAGGGGCTTTTGTTTATTTAATCTACTGATTAAACTTACTCAGGAAATGCTGCTCCTGTAGGTTGAACGATGAAGTCCAATACAATAAACTCAGCTGTCCGTGTAGGTTGAATAAAGATTTGACCAACCAACTGATTTCTATCTACTACATCAGCTGTATTATTGGTATCATCCATAACAACTCTAAAGGCTGACAAACCACTATTGGCTTGAACTCCTTCTAAGAACGGATTCACTATGTTTAAGAAACGATTTCTCGTTCCTGCTGTATTTTGTTCGAATACCAAGTACCTACTTGAAGATGCAATAAACTTTTTAAGTTTAATTAACAATCTACGAACATTGATTCTATCAAGTGCTGATGGTCTAGCTTGTAAGGTTTTTTGTCCCCACACACATACACCTTGACCAGGGAAAGAAGCGATTGGATTAACTCTTTCTTCATAAAGGTCATCCCTTTCTGAATGAGTCAATCTCGTTTGTGCTTCTACCACACTTGTCAATCCACCACGATTCAAACCAGCTGGTGCGAACCATTCATGAGCTACTTTATCTGTGAATGCTATGATTCCAGGTAAAACAACTGATGGCGGAACCCATACAGGTAAGGAAGTATTCCTATCAACAATCTTTACCCAAGGATAATAGGTTGCTGCGTAGTTTGTATCAAGAGTACTAATTGCCGATGTTGCAGTTGCAATTGTACCACCTTGAATACCACAATCTACTATATAGAAAGCATCTCCTCGTGCTTCCATCTTAGAAATAGCGTGATTAGTAATCTTGGAATGTAATCCGTGAACTACTCCAGGAGTTACCAACATATTGATATCAAATTCATCAGGATTACTGATTGCGTTAATAGCTTTCTTATAAGCTACCGTACCACCAGTTGATGAGGTTGAAATATCAAACCCTTGTGTGTTTGCACTTGTAATAGCATCACCAACATACCTTGAGGCTGCTGGGTTCACACTATCGAATCCACCTTGAAATGGAACAACGAACTTTCTCTGTTTAATATGAGAAAGTGCTAATGTTACCAATTCTGATCCAGTAGATACGGTGTCACCAAGTGTTGTTGCGTCCGTGTGTCCAAACATATCTTCCAAACTCATAGTAGTATTATTACCACTACCAAATGAATTAAGTGGTGCTAAGTATTCATTAGCATCTCCATTTGCATAATCGTGTCCATAAAGAACATTACTATCAAACTCATTCTGTGAATTTGTCTGTAATGATTTAAATGTCCATGATGGTATTCCAGATTCTGCAGTTGGGTTTTGAATTGCTGCGTGTCCCATCGGTACTACTGTTACTGGATTTTCTGAATCTGATGTAGGTTGGAAATCCGATACATAAATATATTTAGACATATTTGGCCAGTCACCATTATAAGTGAGTTTACCATTTGAGTCTATTGTTACATATCTATCACCAATTCGTCTTGCAAAATAACTTGGACTCGTTGTATCAAAATTCAAACCATCCCATTGTTCTAAGATATTATCTCTTGTTTGATTATTATCATTTAACCCAGTTTGTCTTACTTGAAGTGAAAACGAACCATAATCACTGCCTTGTATTGAACCAGCCTTCTTAACATTTGAGATTACAATTTTGTATTTGTTATTTACATCACTACCATGAGAACGAGATTGAACTTTAAACAAGTTATATCGTGCCCCACTTACTAACTGTGATTGAATATACGGCGTTGATGCGTTTTCATAAGTTACTGCTAAATTATGAGTGCCAGCACTTCCTGTTATTGCTGCTCCTGCAGTATATGCATTGCTACTTTGTGCATATTTAAAGTTTTTATACAAATATGCCGCTACTGTATTTTGACCAGATGTCTGTACTTGAGCATCTTTACTAAATACATTTTCAATATAATTAGCACTTCCTGTATCGAATGATATATCATATGATCGTGCAGTTAAACTATTCGCACCCCAAGTACTACCACTCAAATTAAGTGTTGCTGAACTCCAACTTCCTGTGATATTAACTCCACCTTCTAAATCTGCAGTTCCCTCTGAACCACCTCGTGATGGTAAGAGTACTGCCAATGTAGTCTTTGCTACAGTTGATGAACTAATGTATAAAGAAAGTGAATCAACCGAATATCCGGCCGTGTTTAAAACACGAACTATTGTTACAGTTCCTGCACTTTTTAAATATTGTTCTACCGCATACGGTGTGTAAAAACGTTTATCTGTTGAACCAAACATTTCTTCAAACTCAGGGAAATTTCGGATAATTGTAGGTACAAATGCTGGTCCCTTTAAAGTGGGTCCAATAATTGCAGCTCCAATTGACGCTATTCCTTGAGGTAGAAAAGATAGGTCACGTTCTCTCGTAAACACACCCGGACTTACGATTCTTTCTGCCATTTTCTTTCTCCTATTATTATGATTATGATTTAAATAACTTTCTATATCCCATTATGGACATCTAAATATTTAATATAAATATCTTATAACTTTCCCAAACGATGGGCTTAGTAGGGTTTATTTAAACGGCTTTCTTATCTTCTACCGGTGTTGGTGTGAATACACCTGTTGCTGGATCTAAATTTCCAGGACCATACTTTTTATTCAATTCTTTAACCAAATTTCGTTCAGTTTCTTGAATTTCTACATAATCAACTTCCAACTGTGTTTCTGTGGCCTCAATAGACTCGAATTGTTGTTGCATCAATAACTTCTGAACTTTTAATTGTCCAAATTGTAATTGTTTCTGTTGATACGAAGTTTGTAGGTCTTGTAAAGATTTCAGTTCTTCTTCTGAGAACTTTGTCTCTTGATCTGCCATAACTTTTTCTCCTTATTATTTATTATAGTATAACTAATATACTCATAGTATATATATATCAAATAGATTTCTCTAATTCACTTTTTTCTTTAGATCCTCTACCTCTTTTTTTAATTCTTTGATTGATTCAATCAATAGTGGTACTATTCGTTTATAATCAACTCCTAAATAACCATTTTTTCTCTCTATTACAATTTCGGGTATGATTTTTTGAACTTCTTGTGCAATAACCCCGACATCATGACCTCTTTCTCGGGCCCAACCAGGTGATTTATCATTCCAATCAAATTCTACACCTCTAATCTCACCTATCTTATCTAACGAACCTTTAATAACTTCTATATTATCTTTAAGTCTTTCATCAGATGAGTTATATGCTATTACATCACCATCTGCCACTATATCACCACTTGCAGATATTGCACCTGCACTTCCACCATAAGAACCACTAACATAAAGACTACCAGTAATTGTTGTACTGTTGGATGCCCTTATATTTCCATCTACTTCCACTCCACCTTTTACAATAAATATTGGATCTGTTGATCCAGATACGGTAAGTGAACCAGTTACTTGTAAAGTATTAAGTGTTGAGTAAATTGAACCAGTTTTTTGAAATATACCGGAAGTAATTCCGAGTAAATTACTACCATCCCCATATATACTTTCTGATACATATAGTGAGCCAGTAACGGTCTGGCTACCAGAAATTACTAATGAACCTGTTAGAACGCTATTTAATTGTTTTAATTTGAGTTGAGCCATTCAAATTCCTTATACTTTAATGCTTCGTGTTCTTTCTTTTCTTGCCAATACAAAGTCATTCCCTGTGAAATATTCTTCTTATGTTCTGTAGCCTTTGGGCTCTTCATCTTTTCAATAGTCAACATAGTAAGCTTCCTATCAGATTGTGCACACGACTTACATACAGCATTGTTTCCTATGGCACGATCAAATGTGTCTTTTCTGGTATAGGTAATCATTCTACTACAATCAGGACACTTTCTATTTTTTCTATTTGGCCAAGTTCGCTTTCTCATACTAATAAATATCAAATAGTAAAAATAGTAGAAGAAAAGTGGAACATTAAATCAAATCCTCAATCATCTCCTCTATCTTTTTATTGAGAATTTTAATTTCTTTTAATCCTTTCTTAATCATTGTGGGTTTTTCTCTATTAATACCAGCAAAAATCTTACCCATATTAACAGACCAACTCTGACCATAAATTTTTAACATTAAAAAGGCCTTTTTATCATCACTCATCTTCTCATCAATAGTCGATTCAACTTTAAATGCTGGTCGGTCTTTAGCAGTATAAACCTTACCCAACTCTACATCCGTTCCACCCATTCTTTCAAATTCAGTAAGACCATCCGTATCATTTGCAGATTTACTCCACCTTTTTGGTAGTTTGTTAAATGAAGTATCTGTCCATTCTTTTAATAAGTCTTTTAATTTTACCATTTTCTACAGCTCCAATATCGTGCCTTGTGGCGTGGTCCAGGAGTATCACAATTATGTCTTGCCCTAAATGATTTACGAGCTCCTGGATTATCCTTTCTAATCCTCATTGTGCCTCCCTTAGCATCACCGCCTTGACCGAAATTTACTTTAACCACATTACCTTTAGGGTTATTAACATACACCTTAAATTTTTTCACATCTCCTTGCATAATCTTACCAAGTTTTACTTTTCTTCCTTGATAATCTGCTTCATTTAAACTTTCTGATGTTCTAATGTATTCAAATGTGTATCCGTATCCTTTACCATCTGATTCATAATAAACTTCAGTTACTTCTTTTACACAATTAGGAACTTTCTTTCCATTCTTATCTTTCATTCCGTAAGCAGTATATCCTTTCCAACAGGCATCTTTCAAATCACCATCCTTTTCCTTTAATTTACTCATTTTCAATAGTCTCCTTAGTCCATTTATTTATTGGACTTGGTAAGTTAATAATATCAAAATATCCCCAATCTGTGTGTTCGTGGTTTATTCTTGGAATAAATTTTCTTGTTCCCTTTAATACATATAAATAGAACTCTCCACCATTATCTTTCTTATAGGTATTTACTAATTCTGGAATACCATTTAATACTATTTGTGTTTCTTCTGTAAATTCTCTAACTGAACCAACTAATGAATCTTCTCCAATTCGTATATGTCCTTTAGGTATGTGCCATTTACCCGAATGTTCTCCTAAACACAATAATACTTTATCATAACAATAATATAAAACTCCACCTGTATCATTAGAGTCGTTCTCGTGTCCTTCAAATAATAAATCTCTAAGTTTAAGCATTAAATTTTCCCCACGCTTTTATTTCATCAGTATTACTTAATACATATCCAACACTATCGGAATCAACTTTTAAATAAAAAATTGAACCACTTTGTTGAATTGTTAAGGCATCGTGTTCCATGACCTGTCCGTTGTTAAAAAATAAAAAATCTGTTTCATTTGTTGCGGTTGTACCGTCTGGTGCAGATGCTGTCACTGCACTAAAACTGGCTGTATTATTAGAAATAGATATGGCAGTTTTA